TGTTTTGCATAGGCAGGGACCTTACCGGACTTCAGCGCCGTTTTGTACTGGGTGCTTTTGTTGGTAGTATGTGCCGTCGCAAAGACAGAGCCGGTTCCGTCGTCCGTATCGTCGCCATCCTCATTCGGATTGTCGCCGTTCTTTAGGCCGCCGACCGGAGGGGCTACCACCGTTCCCCCCGCACCGGCAATGTCCAGACCCTCAATCAGGGCCGTTCGCGCGGACAGTCCCTTATGGACGGCTTCCAGACGCTTCGCTGCCTCCATTTTGGGTTCCAGGGCATCAATTTCCGTGTTGAGGGCTTCCGCCTCGGTTACTTCCGCCTCTGTCAGTTCATCCCCCTTTTTCAGGAGTTCCGACAGTTTCAGGGTTTTAAGTTTCCAGGCGGCATACAACTCTTTCAGAGTCATTTTGTACACCTTTCCAGTGAGTTAAAGGGCAATCCGCTCCGTATTTACCCGCCGGAGGGATTCTATGCGTAACTGCTTAACTCGTACAAGAGTCTCGGCAGATACGGGCTTATCGTCGGGGGCTTCTGTCTGCCCTGCATCCCGCAGAGCCGTCTTCAATCCCACCGTGACGATACCCTTTGCAAGTTTTCTGGAAAAGCCAGCGTCCCGCAGGAATTCCTCAAAACCGCGTTCGGTGTGAAGGATGCCATCCCCACACGCCGCTATTCCGTCCCGTTTCAGTTGATGCAGTTGGGTAATAACCCCTTTCACGCGGAGCGCAAGCGGGGAACCCTCCGGCAGTGAGGAAAGGACTTCCTCCAACGAGACAGGACCAGATTCGAGAAGGGAGGCAATTTTCAGCCCCTTTGCATCAACGGCTAACGCGCGCTGATTCGCCGGAACGGTTACTTGACTCCATTCAAACAATTTTGCCACCGTCATAATACCACGGCAAAAATATGTGCATTTCTTAATCTGTTTTGTGTCGAATAATCCGAGGTCGTAGCCGTTTTTGTCGGCAAAATCCAACAACTTTTGCCCGTTCTCAAAATAGGAGTAACCATCCCCCATATCATCCCCGATACGGAAGCCAATAGATACCGGAACCGTTAGCCCCTTGTCCATACGCTCCATTGCGACAGTACGCGCGGCCTGCGCCTCCTCTGTGGAATGATATTCCGCCTCTGAATAAAGCATGTTGCCATCCTCACGAATCATTGTTGGCATGGCAATAGGAAGCGCGGCCCAATCATGGGACAGGGCGATAAAGCCGTTCGTAAGGAAATCGGGGAGGCATCCCCCCTTTTTGAAGGCAGAGGGGAAAATAACGTCCTGCTCCTCATCCATGTATCCCATGCAGGAGGTATTTGCTTTCAGACAGTTCTCTTCCAGCGAAACACCCTTCAAACTGTAGGCTTTTCTGGTTATCATTGTGTTTCTCAGTATATCAGGTCGTTAATTAGTCGAATTTATAGAGTAGGGTGGAGAAAACCGCGCGGACGATCCGCGCCGGACTAATCCCACTGTTTGCTTTCTATACTAAACAGTGATAGTATGTCTTTGTGTCTTCGCTCTGTATAAAATATCGAATATTGCCAACAAAAGCGCAAGAAACCGCGCTCTCAGAAACGCTGGATATTTGCCGTCAAGTCTATAACAGCCTTGTCACTGAGCGAACCGCACTCTATAAAACACAAGGTAAGTCCCTTTCCCGTAACACGCAGAACAACCACATTGCTCAGTGGAAAGCGTCTCACCCGGAACTTAAAGGCGTTCATTCTCAGGTTTTGCAGAACGTTTCGGAACGAGTAGAACTCGCCTTTCAAGCCTTCTTCCGCCGTGTCAAGAGCGGAGAGAAGCCGGGATACCCGCGCTATAAAGGGCGTGGAACTTATGATAGTCTGACATTCCCGCAGATTGACAAGGGTGGTTGCCGACTGCAAGGTGAGTACATTCAAGTCTCCAAGATAGGTCAGGTTAAGTGTATCGTTCACCGTCCTTTGATTGACACTCCCAAGACCGCCACTATCCACCGCCTTGCTGGTAAATGGTTCGTCTGCTTTGTCTGTGAGTACGAACCCGTTCCCCTTCCTGCGTCCGATAAGAGCATCGGCATTGACATAGGGCTTAACAAATTCGCGGCCCTCAGTGACGGCTCGTTCGTGGAGAATCCGAGATTCTTTCGACAGGATGAGAAAGCGTTGGCGAAGGCAGGCAGGAAACAATCCCGAACCGCGAAGGCCAGTAAGCCCCGGCGCAAAGCCAACAAGGTTCTGTCTCGTATCCATGAGCGTATTCGTAATCGCAGGCATGATTTTGTGCATCAGTTATCCCGTAAACTGGTTAATGAGTACGGCACAATCGCCGTTGAAAAACTCAACATTAAAGGCATGATGCAGAACCATTGCCTTGCTAAAAGCATCAGTGATGCTGCATGGTCAATGTTTCGCGCTGTACTATCCTACAAGGCTGAAAGTGCCGGTAGGATAGTGGCAAACATAGACCCAGCGTACACTTCGCAGGACTGCCATCAGTGCGGGCATCGTGCAAAGAAAACACTAAAAGAGCGTTGGCACCTCTGCCCGATATGCGGGTCAAGTCTGGACAGAGATACCAATGCCGCGATTAACATTCTGCAAAAAGCCGTGGGAACATACGGCCTTGTCGGTATACCGGCATAGAAGCCATGAGGACAAGCCTCATGGAGTGTTCACCTCCGCTAAGGTACTAACGCGCCGTGTCGGTCCCCATTGCGGGTTCTCTTCGTAGTGTACCCAGGATTCCAGCGGTTTACCGGCCCGATAAAGTTCATATCCCCCAGGCCCTAATATCTCTGCTTGCTTTTTATGAGAAAGGGCCGCGAATACCTCCGAACCGTCTGGTATTTCCGGTTGGGTATCCTCCAAGCCATCCACACCGAGCAGTTCACTCCATGACTTCGTGCTGCAAATTAGGGAGCATCTGCAAGACGGATGGCTACCAAATTTCACGTCAGATGTAAACTTTTTTCCGCTCATAGCCCAACAGCAAACACATGTTCTACTATCTTGAGCGCAAAACCAGGTCCAACCATCACAAACGCTGGACCCTTCGTACAGTTCACGGGATGCCTCGCGGGATGCACGGAGCATTTCGGTTCGGGTTAAGGTCGTTACCTCATTGGTGGCTTTGTCAGTTAGTTTGCCGATGCGACGTGCCACCTTGACCGGATTCTCCCCGGCAATCAGACCGGCTCCCATCTCCTCTACAATGGATTTCTCTAAACCCTTGAATTTCTCACTGAGGTAAGATTTAACCGGGCTGCCATCTCCGGTGAAGCCTACCAGTGTCCGCATGGCGTCTAATCCGTGACGGCCCCCGGTTGAGAATCCGGTCATAATCCGCAGGGCTGTATTTTCCTGTGCCGGGGTAATGCCGGTGGGGATAGAACCCAGAGAGGCTTGAAAAATGCCTGTGGAATTGGCAATCGTATTTGAGATAGCCGATTCCTGCGCGCCCTCTACAATCTCCGACAGGGAGGTACTCAGGCTCTGGTACTCCTCCGTGAGCAAGCCTAATTGCCGCTCATAGGCAGTTCGCATTCCTTCAATCTGTACCGGTACAGGCTGCCCGGCGTCTTGCAGTTCCTTGATTCGTGAGTAGACAGGAATCAGCAGTTTTTGGATTCGCTTCGTCCCAGCAGCCATGACCCGGAGGATGTCCTGTACCGCTGATTTCTCCCGGTTGGATAACTGGTGGCGGAACTGATTCAGGGCAGCATACAGCGCCGATGTTTCACGTGAAACAGCGGATAGCCCGTCCTTTGTCAGATAGTGGGGGTCTGCGTCGTATTCATACAGGGGCTGCCAGGATTTACCATCCTCGGATTCCTGCTCTGCTTCATCCTCACCGGCTTCCGTTCCAGTATTGGGTCCACTCGCGACAGGTTGGGGCCTGCCGATAAAGGCTATTTCCGGCAGTCCGAGGGCGGCGATAGTCTCTTCTGGGTCAAAGCCGATGTTCACCAGTTGCACAGCGGCCTGTGCCTGCACGAAGCGGGTATCGGCGATGACCTTCATATCGCCTTGAAGGGCAATCACGCCGGTCATGTCGAAGGCCGCGTACTCCCCTGGCCGTGCGCCTAAGTCAACCGCATGGGCTTTTAACTGCCGAGACAGTATCTTCGCCATCGGGACGATACCGTTCAGCCATGCCTGGCTATCGGCCTCGGCATAATTGCTGTAGGTTCGATTGCCTGCACCGGACGGCAAATTGAGAATCATCGAAGATAAGCCAAGCGCCGCGCAAAGGGTTTCCTGCGGAACCGTGCGTATTTTGTCCAGCATGAGTTGTTCCGGGTTGAATCCTGCCGGGGTTATCTCCATTGCCACCGGCGCTACCAGGAGTTCCCCGACACGATCTCCTCTAAGGGCGGCCCATTTCTCCTTCATCAGTTCGGCTTTATCCGGGTCTACCCGAACGCCCTCCCCCTTCGGAGCAGCAATGGCACCGGGAATGCCCATGTTAAGGAGAATGCCCGTGAGGTAGGTATCTACCTCATTGGTGGCAACGACGGAGCGCAGGTTGGCCCGGAGGGGACTGATTCCCTTCAGGGTGTTTCGGGGGTCCAGCCCTTTGCGGAAGTGAATGACATCCTCATAGGGAATTTCTTGTGAGACACCCCCGACCCAGTAGCGGTAGTACAACCCACCGCCGTCCTGCGGTTTGCGGCGCGCCGGCTCAATCAGGTAGTGAGGAATATAAAAAAGGCCGATTACGGGGGAATTGCTGCCGGGTCCGAGCAGTCGCCATTTCAGCCAGTAGGCATTCCCGTCCGTTTTCCAGGAGGTAACGGTACCGGCCCAGAGGGTGCTACCATCGTACCAGGGATTTGGGTTTTCCAACAGATTGGCGTATACGGAATTCTCCGGGGGAATCGGAACCTGGTCGGTGATTCCCTCACTATTGACCACATCCCGGAAGACTCGTATCGGGGCATCTAATAGTGCGTTTTGAATCCAATCCAGGCCAATCGCGATAGTGCCGTTAAGCCACAGGTCCCCGGCTTTAACAGCCCAGTCCCGATTACTTCCGGGTAATCTGCCATTGTCAAAGGATTGGGATACCGGGTGCCAATGCCAATTTTCGGAGTAGGGTGCGTTAAAAGGGCTTTTCTGCTCCACAAAAAAGGACTTCGCCCGGTCTATAAACTTTTGGAGTCCGTTATTCATGGGGTAGGGTTGCTTATCCTACCCCACAGCATACCACATTCCTTATTTACCCCCAGGCACATCCCGACGAATAACCCACGAGCATTTACGAGAGCAAGACTGCTGTTTAAGGCTTTTCTTGATGATAAAAGAATTGCCACAAACGATGCAGGTCCGTGTCTCATGGTATCTCTTGGTACGGTGATTGTATCTGTTAGTACACACACGAGAGCAGAATCGAAGGTCTGGTTGGTCGCCAAAGTAAGAGAGAGATTCCTTCCCACATTCGACGCAAACAATCAACTTTTCACGCTCCCGGTTATCCCAAGTGTGTTTACCATGTTCCGAATGCCAAGCAAGCCCCTCTTCGCTACCATGCCACTCGGACGCAAATTTACGCGCATAGTCCATCTGCTTGACCTTGCGTTCCATATCATCTCCACGATGCCGCGCACCATGTTCCTTTCGAGAAAGCATTTCAAGGTTTTCAATACTGTTATCCTCGAATCCCTTATCTTTGTGGTGGATGTGATAATCTTTCGGAACGGGGCCGTGATGATGCTCCCATACCGCAACGTGGAGGCAGGGCTTACCGAGGGCGCGATTCCCCTTCTCATAGGGATAAAAGTACCGGGCAGCAGGTTTGCTGGTACTGTCAGGGTACCGTCTGTATTCAAGCCCATTGAAGTTGACAACCTGAATACGATTCCCCCGAATTGACTTAATCTCTGTATAGTCCATATTGGTATTTGCCCCTACCAAATATTATACCATACAAGGTAATCAATAAAAAGTCAATACTGATTCTTCATCCAATAGGGCATGCACAGCCCAAACACAGGCATCTAAGCGACCGGGCGAAGGCATACCCGAAGTTGGTCGCCAGGAGGTTAATTCGGCCTCCAATTCGACAAAATGCCCCACATGGTGTACTAACCCATCCTCGTATTTCTTCTCCACGGGTTCAGCGCGTGTAACTTTCCCCACCGTCGCATGGACTAACCGAACGGGGATATTTAGCGGCTCTTTTTGCAGTTGCGCCTCCGACTCTAAGATCGTTCGGGCCATGCCGCCCCCGTGGTTTCCCTCCACGACGATCTCGGCAGCGTTGAACTTGCGCGCACAGGCCAGTACCTGTGCGGCCCACTGCTTAGGGGTAGAATGCTCCATTGTGGCATCCTCAATGATGAAGGCATGGAGGATGCCGAGAATTCGCGCCACACCGCCGACAATGATTCCGCAGGCATCCCCGTCTGCGGAGGAAGAAGGGTCCACCGCGACCACGGTTCGGAGCAGTTGCGGGTGACTGATTCTCCGGGTCTCCTCAATGACCTCCGCTGTCCAGATACCCCCTTCAGTCTCCTCAACCTGCTGCTGGCACTCTCGCAGAAACGCCTTTAGTCCAATGCGCGCAAGGAGGCTTTCACAGGCGGCGATGTCCTGCCCTTCCCAGGTCGGCTCCCCTTCCGTTACCTTGTACTGATATATCTGTGTTAGTTCATTGAAAACTTTAACAATTGTCGGGTTTATAAGGGCCTTATCTTCGGTAAATTGTATATCTGTGAGGAAATCCGTCTTACGATCAATTACCTGTGAGAAAATGGAATCCTTTGTGATTCGGTTCTGTGCGCCGAGTACCGTACAGTCCATTGAGCCGGAGGGAATAACGGTCTGGGTTAAGGTTTCAATCTTCTTTTTGCGGGTCTGTAGGGTATCGTGCCGGTTATCAATGTCATCTAATGCGATAATGTCAGGGCGATAGTTATCAATCTTAATACCTCTAAGGCCCACATCCAGCCCGAAAGCAGCGACATTGAAGCCCTGTGCTGTCTGTAATTGGTTACGCCGCCACCCCTTAGACTTACCATAGACACTTAATGCACGGGGAACGCCTAAATTCTCAAAATTAGTCGCTATATTCTGAACGTGTACGTCCGCCTGTTCCTGTGTCTCCGAAACGACAAGCGCAAAACGGCGGGTCAATCGGCATCCCAGATAATTGGTAGACAATTCCGCAGTAGAACTTTTTGCACCCCCACGGGGCCATACCGCAAAGTAGCCGGGCTGGTAGACACCGGCTTGCAGGGAGGAGACCCATTCCCATAAATCAATATGCCTGCTTGCTAAGGAGAAGCGCGCGGCCTGGGGAAAGTATCGTGAGAGAAACTCAGTATAGGGGAGTTTGCCGATCTCCCTCGGCGATAAGGCACCAGGGACCGGGGCCGCCATCAGCCCGCGACGAATGGCCTCCGCCACGAGCCGCGCGCGAAGTTTCGGGGGAAGTTTAACCATGGGGAAATAGTTTCCCTACTTCTCTATGGTACAGTTAGGGTCAGATACCGGATGATGAAGAAACGGGATACCGCGTACAGAGAACTCATCTCGCAGGGCTTGAACTTCTGCGATGACATTATCTATATCGGATTCATCGAATTCTGCATAAAATGTTCCCAGACTGTCAAGGTGTTCAAGTTCCGTAGCGAGACGCAAGAAAATGGCAGAGCGAATAATCACTCGTGGTAGTTTTTTAGCCTTACTCATTCTTCTCCCTCGGTAGTATCGTCCCCTGGGGTATCGCCTTCCTCAAGCAATAGCGCCATTATTTGCTCTGGGGTAAGGTCAGCGAGTTCGATTCTTTTCTTCTCCTGCCATCGTTTCGGGTACCGTCGTGCTAAGAAATCCCGTGCTGCTTGCCAGTTGTTCGGGATCGCATTTTGCCAGTTTGCAACGGTCCGAACCTCGGCATCGGTCTCCGCCTTACGAACAGCGACCGCAAATGCAACATATTCTGCCGTGGCAGGGCGTCCTTTTATTCGTCCTTCACCCCGTAAAACCCAATCTTTAGCCGTACTTATGTCTACACCTGCGTACTGAGCAGCCGTTGAAAAATGGTTTCCTGCGAGGAGGGCTTTACAAATATCCTCCTGAATTTGTAGTGTAAGTTTTGTAGGCCGACCTGCCATTATTTTCTTCCTTGACAATTCTAAATTGATAGATTATAATTATAGTATCAATCTGAGGTACTTACAAAATGAACCCTGAAATCCTTACCCTTCGTGAATCCCTGCAATCGGCAAAAGTCCGTTTCTATGCCGGGGCAGGCTCCTATGATGAAATGAAGGCCGCTGCCCAACTGCTTGCTGACGCTATCAATGTAAAGGGCAAGGAGATAGCCAGGAAGTATAAAAAACCGTTCAAACCTGCCTCCGCGCTTGCCCTCATGCGGTAGCCGTTTCCTCCGCCTCTGTAAAGTCAACATCCCCGAAAATGCCGGGGATGTTCTTTTGATTCCCCTTGTAAAATACCAGTACGTTCTGGTGAGTTTTACCCAGTTTACGGTAGGAGCCGAACTGCTTTCCTACTCGAATGGGAAGCGAACCCACCGAAGTTATTAGAATTGCTTCATTATAGAGTTCCATTCCGGCATCTAAAAACGCCTGTATCGTATCAGAGACGAAGTTATGGTAAAATCCCCGCTTCCTGTCCCGCACATCCCCGACCACGAAGCAGGCAAAACGTTCCGGTTTCAACATCCCCACCGCCCCGGCGATTATCCCCCGGTACACCGTGAGGAATTCCCGATATTCCAGGGTACTGATGTCCTGCGGGTCTTCGCTATACCGCTCTAAATCGGCATACGGAGGGCAGGAGAAAACAAAATCATATTCCCCTGGCGCAAGGATTTCAATATTCCGGGAATCCCCCGTTATCCACCGGCACGGTTTTTCCGAGTTTCCGATTTCCTTCCCCTGTACCTCGTTTGCGGCGACCTGCTCCCCGCGAAGTTCCACGCCAGTATATAGATACCCCAACAGGGACGCCACAACGCCCCGCACAGACCCCCCGGCGAACGGGTCTAATACCTGCGCCTCCGGTGGGCAAAACCAGCGGTACGCGAGTTCACAAAGCACCGGGTCAAAGATAGAGGTTCCGCTTACTTCCGGCGTCTCACGTTCCCCGTTCTGTACTCGGTAGCCATCAAACTCGGCGGCCTTACTTGGACGGATAAGGCCGCCGAGTTTTTTGTCTGCTTCCTGCTGAATCTCCTTCAGGGGGCTATCGCCCCCTTCAGTACGAAACATGTATCCACTGTTTTTACCGGTTCCCCCGCCAGGTATCGAATGCGCAGGCTTCCGACCAGCCGCAAGATTCTTGCGGCTGGTCTCGTCTAAATCTTGTTTTTCCCTATCTCCGGGAACCCAGGTCAGACGGTCTTTCTTACCCGGCAGTACGTTCGTCCCTTCGCCGCGCATTAAATCCTGCCCAAAGCAACGGGCAGGATTTAATGCTTTCCCCTTACTGTCGCCGCGTACTGTTTCCCCATCCCGGAGGCGCGTCGCCGGACGGGGTGCGCCTCCGGGAGCGTTAGAGGGTTCCTGTGGATTCTCTCCCCGGCCCAGTTCACTCTGTATACCGAGGGCGAGCCATGCCCGTTTTCTATCCTGCCAGTATCCTTGCCGTGCGTCCAGAACGGAGAAAGGGGGAACGCCGAACCGCTCCGCTAATGTCTTCCGGGCTGCCTCCGGGGTAATCCTGTCTCCTGATGTATCCGGCATCGGGCGAGCCAGGTCCGAAAGCAATAAATCCAGGTCATCACCGTCAAAACCTGTCCCGGCGAGTCCGACCGGCGTTCTTGCCAGTTCCGTGAGTAATTCCGCAAGGGCCGCTTCCGAATTTGACGCTAAATCATTGGTACGATTGTCTACCAGCATGATACGCAGGGCCGCTTCGTCATCCACATCCACCCAGATAACCGGAACCTCTTTCAATCCGGCATTCTTCGCCCCGATAAGCCTGTGATTGCCTGCCAGAACAAAGTTTGTGGATCGCTGTACCACACAGGCTCCGTAGAACCCATTCGCCTCAATAGACTCATAAATAGCCCCCGTGTCTCCTTGCCGGATATTGCGGGGATGCAGTTTCAGGACATCCACGCTAACCCTGGCATACTCCTGGTTGAGAATCGGCGGCGGGGTAACAGACTTTTTAGCCATTTCGGTACTGCATTCTATCACAAAATTTTCAATATTTATAGCCCTTTTCCGGCATATCCCCCTGCTGCCTGCAATCCCTGGTTCAACCCCCCTTCAAAATACCCATTTCTACACCCCTGGCTTGACTTCTGTGCTATTCCGCGCGCTATCCGGGACGTTTACCCCATCCGGCGCACAGGCAGGGGATTTTCTGGGCAAAAATTTCCCTATTTTTCTTTTCTTCATAATTCGGTGCTATTCATCTCATCCCACGTATTATTCCCGATAACCTTCCTTTTTTACGTGTTGGTGGGGGTGGGGGTAATACCCCCCCCCTCCCACATGTACGAAAGAAAGGATATTATCGGATAATAAACGATGGTGAGTGATAGTGAGGTACATGAATACAATAAAACTTGTTATAAAACTATCCTACACTTTCAACATATATACCATGAACATACCATGACTATACCACAACCATAAAAATTTATTTTAATCTTAATCACTTTGTATGGCAAAATACTTGACAGACTACCTACTAAATGATAAAACATACCTATTCCCCGAAAGGAGTACCCGAATTGATATTAGAGTCGCAGAAGCAGGAAGATTTGACGGATGCCCAGGAGGAAGGGAACTACACCCTTTATGCCTATCAGGGGGTACTAACAAAGCAACCCTACTTCCTGGGGGTCACGGTACAAGACCCGGAAGACCGCTTGAACACGGTAAAGCAGGAATTGATCAACGGCAAACGACCACAGGTAACACTTTGCCTCGCCATTGAAGCCCTCTGGTCAAGGAATGAAGATACAGAAACCTGTATCCTTTCTCACCATCTGACAAAATCGCTGGCGATAGAGGCTAAAAAAGCCTATCAAACAGAACACTACACCGAACTATCGGCAGCCCTCTCCGCGCTCATCAAGACCAATCAGACATGGAGCGTCTATGTATTAGGAGATAGCCAGGATGAAGTAATGAACGCAAAACCCCAAAAATTCCGGGATACCTACTATCAGTCCGGCAACCCCTTCTATGTCATGCTCTCCCAACATACCAGCGCGGAAGACCTCCGAAATTCCCTGGACTTCTATGCCGCGCAGGATAAGAAGGGGCGGGGTAAGACAAAACCTGCCGCGTACATCAAAAAGATAAACGAGTTAGTAGAGGCAAACGCTACCTACGAAGTGGTGCTTATCGAAACCTTTAAGACGAAATCTGAGGCACAGAATAAACGTTATGAGGTTATAGAGGGCTACAAACTGGACGGAATCACCGTACTAAACTCTCGCTACACTCTAAAAGGGGTACGGGGTAGTAAGGCGAACATAGACTATCGCGCCCTCTGGCGGGCGAAGATGGGACTGGATAAATAATCATGGAAGATATAACGACAGAACCGGTCAAAGAAAGTTGCACCGGCTCTTCGGGGCCGGTGAGGATTGAAACCACTGGGGACCGTGCTATCCGCCGTGACTACTTCGCCGCCGCTGCACTTACGGGTATCCTTGCCGCCCGTAGTCCAGAGTATGCAACTTTCCCGAACTACACAGCGACAGAGGCAGTACGGTTCGCAGACGCGCTTCTATTGGAGTTGGACAAATCCCCGGAGGAGGGCAAAGAGAATGCCTGACATGACCAACAGAGAACCAGAACTGTCGATGCTGACCGGGGAACTGCTGGACAACGCAGCATATCGGGCGTGGAAATCGAAATCATTGGGGACTCGTACCACCATTGATGCTGATGTCGTTGTTATTCTTGTAGAATCCTACAGGACTTTGACCGCACTCAGGAAAGAATTGTACGCACTGAGAAAAGAATTGTACGCACTGAGGCGGGAGAACATAATTCTAAAGGGAGTGCCGGAATTCGACCTGGAAGAACCGTCTGCCCTCGTTAGCAGTTACGAAATTCCCGGCGACAATATCAGGAGACTATAGCACAGATGAAGATCGTACTTCCCCACTGGGAAAACGAAGGGGGAGCCTACCGATAAATGTTTCTGCTTGACAGCCCCCGGAAATAGGTATAACCTACTGGTATGCGCTATGCCGCCCCTCCCCGTTAAACCACCCTCAATTTTCTCACGAGGAGAGAAGCCTTTAGCCGAACCAATATGGTGTTGAAACGAGTGTGATACTCTAACATCGTTTGAACTGAGGTAGCATCTAAGGCGGAGGGGGCCTTTTCCCTCCGTCCTTTTTACCCCCTCCCCATCTATAATTATAACTAAGGTACTTACCCCCTGTGAGAAATAAAGTGCATGAGGAAGCCCCGGCAGGCAAGGAAGCCGCTGCCCCCTCTGAGGAAATCAAAGGAACCTACCGGGAATTTTTGGAGCCTTACTTAGAGTTTGCCGAAACCCTACCGGATAGTCCCTGGTACCGCGTCCGCTGCCCGTTCCATGACGACAGCACACCCTCCGCAGGAGTATCCCGCACGACCGGCACGTTTAACTGCTTCGTCTGCGGGACCTTCTCCCCGGTGGAGCTGCTGGAAAGATTGACAGGTGGCTCCAAAGGGGAAATCCTGCCCGCCCTGGAATCCTTCCGGCAGGAATCGAAACTGGTCTACCACGATGATAGCCACTTCAGTTTTACGCCGCCCCTACCACAGCCAAAACTGACCTTATTGTATGAGGAGTCCAAACTGCTCCTGACAGAGGATAATCCCCTTGTGCGCTGGTACGACGATGCCAGGGGAATTCACTATAGTACATTGTCACGGTACGGCGTAGGGTTTCTTCCCATCGAAAAAGCGCCCGATCACTTTTTAAGGGACTGCCTGACCTTCCCTTACTACTACAATGGAAAAATTACCGGCTTGCGATTGCGGGATGAGGCCGGTAGTAAATCCGCCCCGAAAAAAAGTTACTTTACGCTCTATGGCACGGAGCATCTGCCGGAGACCTATTATGATACCTGTATCCTCATGGAGGGGGAAACCGACACCCTGCGCCTGTGTCAGGCCCTGGATGACCTTCTGGGACCCCACACCCCGGATAATGAGGAACGCAATCGCTACCACGTCGTAGGCACCCCGACCGCCCTCTTTAAGCGAGAATGGCTGCGGGAAATCGCAGATGCCCGAACCCTCTTATACATACCACAGGGCGATGAAGCCGCGCAGAAGATGCTCAAACAGGTACAGCAGGCCCGTGAGGATACCGTTATCCTCGAATTACCGTGGAGACGCTACCAGCACGGAAACGACCTCGCCGACTGGCTGAGATACCACAAAGACTCCCATATCCTCGACCGATTGAACCAGGCGATTCCCTCACGGCGAAAGAAAATCTTCACCGGGGCCGAATTTGAATCCGAGGCCAATCACCCTCGAAAATGGCTTATCAATAATCTGGTGTCCCGACAGCAACTTATGATTATCGCCGGGCAGCCTAAAGGTAAAAAGACCTGGGTAATGTTCAATCTGGTACGAACTCTGCTGACCTCGGAAACCTTTTTAGGATTGCCGGGTATGCAGGTTGCAGAGGAGGTAAGGCCATTAAACTGCCTTATAATAGAGGAGGAGGGGCCGATACAGGAACTATACGAACGAGCGGAAATGGTCTTAGGGGATATACCGGACTGGAAAGAGAGAACCTTCTGGGGACATCGTATCGGCTTACAGTTCGACAATGACAGCACCATGCCCCTCCTGAAACAGGCTATAACCCAACATAGCATTGACGTACTCGCAGTAGACCCCTTCTCCCGAACCTACAGCGTGGATGAAGATAAATCACAGGAAATGGCCCCAGTGCTGGCCCGGATACAATCCCTTCTTACAGAATTTCCCCACCTGACTATTGTACTGATTCACCATTTCACAAAATCCGCCACTATCGCCGATAAACTAAAAGGGTTTAGAGGCTCCTCTAAAATCGCCGGGGAGGTGGATATTGCCGTTTTCGTGGAGGCTCTCCCTATCAAAGAGGGATTCGGTATCAAGGTCTGTTTCGATGGGCGCTCTATCAAAACCCCCACCGACAAGAACGGCAGCGAGTATTTTAAAATTGACTTTGAAGAGGGCTTGCTTACCGTTCGCAACCACCAGGTAGCGGCAGCAGCATTCGGCGAGTATGCTGATTATCTCTTCACAAAAAACGGTCATACCGCCACCCTCGGTAAAATGGCAAAAGACCTGAGAAGGGGGGAATCCACCGCGAAAAAGCACCTGAAAGATGCCCAAGACAAAGACGGCAATCAGTATTTCAAAATCACAACAGACCCTGTAAACGCCGTTATCCAGTGGGTAACGATGACCGATGCCCTTATCCGGGCAATGGGCGGAAATCCGCTCCCGGCAGATTAGAAACCCCCTTGACACCCGATAGATTCTCCTGTATTATAATTATTATTGAAAGGTTCAAAACATGGAAAACAAAACCCCCTATAAACCCACCGTCCTGGAAGTTCTTCGCCGACAGCAGGGCATCTCACAGACGGAACTCGCGCGCGAAGTCGGATTGTTTCAGGTAGATATTTCCAATATGGAAAACGGGCTGAAGACGCCGACCTCGGAGCAGAAGAAAGCAAAGATTGCTACCCTCCTCGGACTCTGTGACCAGGCCCTTTTACTGGAAACCTGGCTGCCGGGCTATGAGTACCGGGGGACCGGGTTGGAGGCTCCGAAGTGTTAAAGCATATTGTCTGCTACTCAGGAGGCCATTCCTCCGGGTTGGTTGCCGTGGAGGTTTCTCGAAAGTTCGGCCCGGAGAATACTATCCTCTTAAATCACGACATTAACGCCTCGGTAGAGGATGCCGACATAAAGCGATTCAAGCGGGACCTTGCGGCCTATCTCGGTATCCCCATAACCTACGCCAATATGCCAGGTTTTGAGGCGTTAGACCAATTCGATGTTGCTATTAAGGAGATGGGTTTCAAAGGCGGTATTCAAGGGCAAGTCGTCTGTACCTCCCGCTTAAAAACACGCCCCTTTCAAGCCTATTTGAAGGCTAACTTCCCACCCGGTGAAAACTGCATCATCTACTATGGGTATGATGTTAGTGAGAAAATCCGAATACAGCGGCGTTCCTCCATTCTCGCCGAAATGGGATACCGAACGGCGTTCCCCCTTGCTCACTGGCTGCCGGAGGAGCGAACCATTTTCAGCACCCTTGAAATTAGCATACCACTACCCAATACCTACAGTGTATTTAAACACGCCAACTGTCAAGGATGTATCAAAGGTGGAAAACAGCACTGGTACGTGGTCTATTGTGTCCGGCCTGACCTATTCACAAAGGCGAAAATGGCGGAAGACATCATCGGACACGGGATAATTAGCGAAGGGGTTTACCTTACCGACTTGGAACCGGAATTTTCAAAAATGAAATTGGCCGGGGTATATCCTACGGAACATCTGCATCAGGCAACCTTTTGGAGTGGCGCAAGAAAAGCGGTAAAGTCGTTAAACATTGCTATTGAGGAAGCCGATATTCGCCCCTGTGAGTGTGTATTCTAATGTTAACCTCTTATGGCTCCTACGGCTGTATCGCCTTTGACCCTGGATTAACTACCGGTATGGCAATCTACCGGGGATTTACCAACGGGGAGAGAATCATTATCGGGCAGTTTCCCCACTTTCGATGGGTGGACTATAAGATAGGGCAATTAGCACGCGATTATGACACCGTGGAGGTTATCGCCGAAAAGCCTTTCCTGACACCGAGGGTGAATCCTATCGTGTTTGAGGTATACGGCGCTATCCGGGAGCGGGCCTATGACTATGGGCTACCCTTTATCAATCAGCCCCCTTCCACACCGGACTTTATCAGCCGGCGCTACGCCGACACCCTGAACGCCATTACCTGCAAAGAGCATGAGCGGGATGCCCTTTGCCACCTTGTAAGGTACCTTACTCACAAAAAGGAGATACCGTTCCGCTCCCTGATTCCACTGCTGGAAAATATCGAACGCCTGGAATACATCCCCCTGCGAGATTATGTAAACGATAATGGCTAAACTAATTTGCTCCTTAATAGGAGATTCCGTATTACATGTTGCTTCTGGATTACGTGTCATGCCCCGTTCATACCATGAAATATATTTTGTACTATGTCATCGAGTCGAATTACCTCCCGCCTGCTGCCCGGTTAGCAAAAATCCTCGTGCCGGGTCCACCCTCAGCCTGCGATATACCCCTGAGAATAGCACCTTAGAAGTCTATTCACTACGATCATTACTTAATAGGTTTGTCGGAGGGTATCCCGGCTCTGAGTGTGGAACATACCCACCGGAGCGGAACATGGAGGGCATGGTGCAGTTAGTAGCACAAATGGCGGCGGATGCCTTGCAAGTTTCAGTGCGTTTCCGATCAGTTATCTTGCTGGATACCGGGGAATTTCGTATTACCGGATTCGCCGAACCTCGCTCTGAGTAGCCCAATGGCAATACAATTCTATGCCACCTTTGCCGCTGATGATGTACGCCCCTATATCCCGGAAGGCATAGCCGTTCTGCTCCCGGCATCCTCGTTTGCACGATTTTGCAGTAAGAAAACCGGGGCCTTGAAACCGGGTAATCTTCCTCCACAGGTAACAAGACGGGCCGCTGATTCGGGGGGATATGTTGCTACCAAGAAATTCGGAGACTATCAGTATTCTCAGGAGCAGTATACAGATTGGTTATTTACCTTTAATCCTCAATGGGCTGCAATGCGAGACTACTGCTGTGAGCCGGATATAGCAACCGATTCTAACCTTATGGTAATCCGGCAAGCACGAACAACGGAAAATGCCTATGCCACATGGGGGGAATATAAAGACACCCCCTTTGCCTGGGTTCCTACGGTGCAGGGATGGGAACCGGCTGACTATGTGCGCCATGCTGCGGAGTTAAAGCCGCTCATAACCGAAATGGCATCCCACTATGGCAAAGATTCTGAATTCCGGGTAGGTATCGGCTCTCTATGTCAACGTGAGAAAACCACCTTAATACAGGATGTGGTACGGGCTGTGCAAGAGGTTTTGCCCGATTACCCTCTGCACCTCTGGGGCGTAAAGGGAGCCGTCCTGCGTGAGAAAAGCCCCTTGCTTGCCCGTGTGGTATCGGTGGATAGTGCAGCCTGGACCTGGGCCGCGAATACCAACCGAAGGGGTACAGGACTCTCCAAAAGGGAATATGCCATCAACATACAATTACCGGAGTATGTCCGAAAGTTCTATGCGGGGATAACAAAATAATTATTCCAATCTCCTTGACACCCTTTACAATCTACATTATAATTATAGTAGAAAACGAGAGGTACTTACGAAAATGAAGACATATTGCATAGAGGTTTATGTGACGGTGGAGATTGATGGGCAAGCCCCTTTCCAGAAGGGAGACGATATGACGATTCGAGGATGTGAAGTCTTCACCGGTAAAGGGGGAGACGAATCTTTAGAGGCCCGCTGGACAGCAGTAATGCGATTGCAGGGATGTATTCAAGATTCCTACCCTACCGCTTTCATATCCTGCAACGTTGAGGATGCCAAAATCGTAGGAATAATAGATGATTCTGTAGAAAACGAAGACTACTAAAATGCCTAAAGTACCCAACATCCTCATACCCACCCCACCGGCAAACGCTATCCTGATTCGCGTTACCGAGCGGTCATTTTTCCGGGAGTGCCGCCGAAAATGGTCCTTTATGTACGAGGCTGGATTAGAGCCAAAAACCGGCATGGAGGCCCGAATCTTCGGAACGGCAGTGCATGAGTTTTTAGCGGCTTACTATCGCTGTGAGTTATTCCGAGTAGAAACGTTTGCAGAGGGTGTTCCGGCAGAAATGAGAACCCTCTTCTATTCAATGGTATCAAACTATTTTCCGTGGGGTAAGGAAGCAGACAGAGGACTCCGTATCGCTACCATCAACGGCAAGCCAGCGGTTGAGACTACCCTGTACGCGCCGATACCTGGTCTGGATAATGTCTGGCTACAGGGAACCTGTGATTTGCTCTGTGTGGATGCCGAGGGGCAGTTAGTGGTGATTGATCACAAAACCTATCGCGAATTCCTCACACCCCAGAAATTAGACTTTGATGACCAACTCATTGCCTATTCCTGGATGCTCCGACAGCACGGGTACACGGTCCGAACCGGTATCTATAACCAGTTGCTAAAACGGGAGCCGGAGATACCGAACCTGCTGAAATCAGGCAAACTCTCCACGAAGGAAAGCCTGAAGGGGACAACCACTCGTGAAGTATACCAGGAGGCAATCACCCGGCACAATCTCCCCGAATTTGAGTATACTGCTTTTCTGGATTCCCTGCCGCCAATGGAGTTATTTCGCCGGGAGCCTATTCGCTTTAACGGCTCCTCCTGGCGAGAGTTTGAAACAAACCTGATAGGGCTTGCCCGTGACCTCACCAGCAACCGGTTAGAGTGCTACCCCTCGCCTTCGTGGGGATGCCCCTCCTGTGACTATAGCCTGCTCTGTAAGGTCCAGTCCAGCGGAGGGGATACTACGGCCCTTATCCGGGAATTCTACAACTATCGAGAGGAGAGCCTTAAACATCGGTTAAACGTGCTGACTACGAAAGGATAAATCGTTGAAGCAAAAGCAAATAGTGGTATCTGCAGATACCGAATTCAGATTCACCGTGGAATTGCAGGAGTATCTCAACAAGGGTTACAGAATTGTACCTGAAACTCTAAAAATCGCTATGGCGATGGGCGCAAGTTCTCTGAGATTCTTCGGTATGGCGGTGGTTACACTCCCAGAAGATATTGAGGAATAGAAAGGATAGTATGGCACAAAGAGTCAAGGCCATTTTTTACGGAGACTACGGTATCGGGAAGACGACCGTACTGGCCTCCGGGGTAGGAGATAAGCGGTTTGATAAGGGCCTGCTGCTGAACGTGGAGGGGGGAACGCTTTCTATTGCCTCCCGCGTCCATGAAATCAGCGTGAAGGATGTCAAGGAGGGGAAAGTCTCCTCTACTAAGGGCCTGGATACCGTTTCTATCCGGGACACCAAAGACCTGGATACCATCCTGACGGCTCTGTATCGCTTCTCCGACAAAGGGGAGTTTCCGTGGAACTCGCTCATGGTAGATTCCCTCACGGAAGTTAATCGTCTCGTGCTACTTCAATCCATGCGGGATAACTACGAGAAGACCGGTAAAGGGGATTCGGAGGTTCCCCAGTTACAGGACTACGGACGCTCCAACGTGCGTATGAATGACCTGATACGCGACTTTCGGGACCTGGATATGAACGTCTTTTTCACGGCCCTGTCTGCCTCGGTAAAGGACGAACTGACCGGTGGAATCCAGATGAAGCCCAACTTCACAGGGCGGCTTCAAGATGAGATACCCGCGATGGTGGACATCGTAGGGTATCTCTATATCGGCAAAGATGGCAGTCGGGAATGCAGGTTCCAGCCCTCCGACCGAATCTCCGCAAAGGACCGTTCGGAAGGGGGCAGACTCGGTATAACCCAGAAGGGTATCACCCTGCCGAAATTCTTCGACCTCTTAGAATTCGGACATCAGGAAGAGGCAATACCCTTTGCTTCCTTCAATGCCCCGCCGCAGGAGGAACAAACACCGGAAGAATTCATTACACTACCCGAACCCCCCGGTCGCCAAGCCCGGAAATAATCGGTGAACCCACTACGGCTCTGACACCGCTTCAAGCAGTCGGATCCTCCCACACGAAAGGGAACTGTTTGTATGGCAATCCTTAACCTTGACCTCTCCGCCGCTTCCGAAACGGTACCGGAGGGGTACTATCTCCTCGGTGTGTTTGATTACAAAGTCAAAAAGAAAGAAGGCGGGGAATTCCCGTATGTGGACCTCACCTTCAAGATTCAGGAGGGGGACTACGCCGGGGCAAGAATCCGGGAAGTTCTCTCGCTGAATCCTGCCGCAGCCTTCAAAATGGCGAACTTCCTGAAAGCAGCGGACCTCTATGACGAGGACCTTCTGGCGAACAAGCAGCGGCTGGATACCGATGACCTGCCCGGTATCAAGGTCTATGCCCTCATTAAAGATGAGGTTTTTCAGGGTAACGCCCAATCCAAGCCGCAGCGGTATTTCCACGCAGACTCCGACCCGGAGGAGTTAGAGGAGCAGGCCCGTGAGAAAGCCCTGAAAGCGCCGGGGAGAGGCCGTGCGTCTGCGCGTGAGGAAGCCGAGGATGCCTATCTCAGCGGTACCGGCCCCCGTCCTGCACCGGCAGAAACCGAACCCGAAGAGGAATCTATCCCGGCCCTCCGTCGCCGCCGGTAAGGAGTACCTAAAATGCCAGTACAAAAAGCCCTGTTAGAAGTAGCAATACAATTACGTGATGTTGCACTACAGGCGCATGGGTTCGTTGAGGCTATATCTCTACTAAACCCAACGGATAGCAATAACCAGTCAGGGACCCTGCAAAATGCTCTACGAATAGCAATTCAAGAAGCGGACGCCGTTATCAGAACAGAATCCCCACCATCAAAGGTCTGGGTAGAGCCACCCCCTCCACCGGACCCGCGTACATTCCCTGAGTCTGCGGAATTGCGAAGGTTTTGACTCATGGTAATTATAGGGGAGCAGTGATACACTCTTCCTTGTAAGTATCTTTCCGGTTGCCGCCCCAATCGCGCAACCAATCTTCAGGGAGCATCAATGCCGTTGCTCCCCTTCTTTTGGAGAGGTGAGCGGAAATGGTATCGCAGCCGTTTTGAAAACGGTCTCGCCATTGCAAACGGTGTGCGGGTTCGAGTCCCGCCCTCTCCGATTTACTGGTTTTAATTCTATAGGGAGTCCTGCTGACTCCCTCTCTTTTCACCCCCGGAAACTATAATTAAAATGTCAAACCTTACGAAACCCCAATGGGAACTGTGGGATGGGGATGCCCTGACCACTCTGAAGAAACTCCCCTCCGAATCCGTGCAGGTCTGTGTAACTTCTCCACCTTACTATAACCTTCGAGATTATGGAGTAAACGGGCAGATTGGATTAGAAGCGACACCAGACGCTTTTATCGGGCGATTGGTTGCCGTGTTTGCGGAGGTACGGCGCGTCCTGAAAGACGGCGGAACGCTCTGGGTGAATATCGGGGACTCGTATTCTTCTGGCGGGAAAGCGGCCGGGGATAAGGTTTTCGGGAATTCCGACTTCAACGCCACGCGCCCAAGCAGAGGTGCAACCAAGACGCCTGCGCGACCCGCTGACACTATCCCAGCCAAGAACCTGCTGATGATACCAGCGCGTCTCGCAATCGCTTTACAATCGAACGGATGGATACTAAGGAGTGAGATTGTTTGGGCCAAAAAATCTCCGATGCCAGAAAGCGTGACCGACCGACCGACCCGCGCCCATGAAATGATTTATATGCTGGCGAAGCAGGGGCGGTATTTCTATGATGCCAAAGCAATCGCGGAACCGACGGTGAAGCGCGTAGGGTTTGAAGGTTCAGCGAAAGGTTACGCACCCGGCGACAGAAACGATGTTGGGCGAAGTGATTATGGTTCCCGTGAAGCAGGAGTCCGAAACAAGCGCACGGTATGGTCACTATCATCCCAACCCTGTAAAGATGCCCACTTCGCCGTCTTCCCCTCAGAGATTCCCCGCTTGTGCATCAAAGCCTCCTCCCGACCCGGTGATACTGTTCTGGATTGCTTCAGTGGGGCTGGAACCTCCGGGGTAGTCGCGATAGAACTCGGAAGGAACTACATCGGGATAGAGTTAAACCCGGAATACAATGATATAGCCGAGAGGCGAATAACGGCCCAAGAGGATAAAAACAATGTCAAACCTTGAACGAATTACCGCAGAGCGGGTCGAAGTCCTGATAGATTCCCCTAACTCTCAGGCATCTATCCCGAAGCCTGGAATCACCCGTGAGCAAGTCGCACGGTACTTCAAACGCTATAACGCGGCAGTAGCGGCCCATGCGCTGAAATACACTGATAAAACAACGGCGGGTAGTGTGATTGATTCACTAATAGAGGAGGGGGCTACTTATGAATCAAAACATCCTTACCATGCTCTTGTTACCCCTAATGGAACCGTTACTTTTAATCGTAAAGTGGAAGTAGATTACATACGAACGGTTCTAAATCTTCGGGAGTTTGAAAAGAACTATGCCTAAACTCCTCGAAAAAGACATCATGGGCCGGGTTGTACCCCAGTCCCTTTTAGAGGAACCCCCTGCCGGTACGCTCCGTCTCGCCGTCGTAGGGGAAGCCCCCGGCGAATGGGAGCAGTACGAGCAAACCCCTTTCGTGGGGCAGTCCGGGAAGTTGATACGGGCTACCCTCCGCTCGTTAGGTCACTCCGACGATTACGCCTTTTTTACCAATGTAGCGAACGTGAGGCCAGAAGACAATCGGGATTTATTCCCGGAGGAAATCATAGCAAGTCGGGAGCGGGTCTTTGCGGAGGTTCAAAGTTTTGTACCGGATCGAATTCTGCTCCTCGGTGTCGCGGCCCTGAATGCCTTCTTCGGGGGTGAGAAATGCAATCTACCCATGATTGCCTATCGGGGCGTCTTTACCGAGTGGCACGGTATCGAAACGATAGCGACCTATCATCCCGCCATGATTCTCCGGGACCCCCCTGCCTATGTGGACCTGCACCGGGACGTTCAGAAAATCCTGGCAGGGGCCAAATCCACCATACCCCCACCGACTACCACACACGTTTTGACTACCGAACGCGCGGCCCTGAAAGTCATCCGGGAGCATATCCAATATCGAGGTTCCGGGGATGATGGTATCCGGGTTATTGACATTGAAACCACAGGGTTCAACCCGAAGTACAGCCGATGTCTCAGCATCGGGATTAGCCCCTCCCCTTTGCCCGGACACACGCCACAGGACATCTGCTACATAATCCCTGATAACCTGCTCTATTCCTCACAGAGGGTTATACAGGCCCTTCGCCCGCTCTTTCAGGATACCCGGCTGAAGTGGGTAGGACAGAATGCAATTATCTTTGATGCCCCCTTCCTCCTCACGGCATTGGACCTCCCCCTCTATATTGAGGATGACACAATGTTGATGCATTACACCCTGGACGAAAGGCCCGGTAAGCAATCCCTCAAAGGCAACGTGTCGGATTATTTCGGCCTGCCAGATTACTCAAAAGATGCCAAGAAATACTTAAAAGAGGAGGGCGCAACCTTTGAGAATATCCCTCGTGAGGTATTGTACGAGTACCAGGGAAAGGACTGCATCTACACCTACCGACTGTACAAACGATTCCAGAAAGATATAGCCGAGGAGCCGATAGCACCAGGGGAGAAAGGCATCCGGTATGCGCTGGATAACATCCTCTATCCTGCCGCTGAGTTTATCGGGGATACGATACACGAAGGCATTTTAATTGACCGGCCCTACATGGAAGGATTAGAGGTGGAATGGAAAAAAGAACTTGCTACCCTGGACCTTGAAATAAAGTGGATAGCAGGCTCCGAAAACTTCAACCCTGCCAGCGTTCCCCAGATGCGGAAATTGCTTTTTGAAACCCTTAAACTTCGCAAAGTCCCTGTCAAGT